CTTAGTAACTTTGCTAGTAGGTTTTTCTTTTTTAATTTCTTTTTTTTCATTTGTTTGTTTTACCATTTTAGTAGGTTTTTCTTCAACAGATTCTTCTTCAGCCATCTTTGTTGGTTCTTCTTCTATCATCTCTTCTTCAGCCATTTCTGTAGGTTCTTCTAACATATCTTCTTCTATCATTTCTTCTTCCATCATCTCTTCTTCTTGTGGAAAAGACTCTGTTATCATAGCTGGTTTCTCTTCAATCATTTCTTCTTCAGGAAAAGATTCAATTATCATAGGTGGTTCATCTTCCATCATCTCTTCTTCTTGAAATGTATTTGTCATCATAATTGGTTTTTCTGTTGCAAAACCCTCATCTTCATCTGGCATCATAGGTAAGAATGTTGCAACAATTTCATTAGATTCTTCATACATCTCTTCCATCACAACATCGTCAGCAAACATAACTATTGGCCCATCTTCAAGTTCCATACCTTCAGGTTCCATCATGAACTCTTGGTCTATCTCCATAAAAAATTCTTGAATAAATTCTTCTGCAAATTGAAATGTGTTCATCTCCATTTCCATTGGCATTTCCATTTCAAACTGTGGTTCTTCTGTGAACGTAAATGTTTCTTCTTCAAAAAAGAATTCTTGTACATCATCAAATACATCTTCTTGTAAATCACCTAAAGTATCTTGAACATCACCTAAAGCTGTTGAAGTATTAGTATCTAATATAGTATCATCATAGGTCATAGTAAGAGCTGCACCTAATAAGTTAGGACCACCTCTAGCAGCTGATCCTGAGTTATTATCTGTGCCACTCCAAGACCAATCAACTTTGTTTGATCCATGGTTGTTATAAATTACTTGATCATTATATTGTCCACAGTTTGCAGTTTGTCCTCCAGAGTTTGATGTTGGATAACCATTACAGTTTCCTTGAAAACCTACTATTTCTGTTCTTGTTTGTGTAGTTGTAGATAAAACTGTACCTAATGAATCTTTTAATTCTATTGTAAGTGTGTGAGAATCTGCACTTCCTGACTTACCTTCACAATTACCTGGTTGACTATCACAGTTTGCAACATCAATATAACTATTTAAAGTTATACCATTGTCTAACATTTCTTGTGTTCTAGTATTATTAGTTAGAGGTATATCATCAACAGAAAGTGTGGCTGTGCCAGTTACTTCAAAGTCACCACCTACACTAAATTTATAACCACAACTAGATTGTGATGCAGGACAATTTACATCAAACCCATTTAATGTAGCACCATTAGATACTGTACCAGAACTACCTGGATTAATTTGTTCTGTAGAGGTAGATCCCCAGTCTACACCATCACCTGCATTTGGAAGTAAATTACCTGTTGTAATGCTATCAGCTTGTGCAGCTGTAATTAAAAACAAAAATGGTATTAGCCATTTCATTCTATTATTAATTTTTTTATGCTTTTACTGCCATCAATATTATCTTCTAACTCTGCCATAGATTTTATGCATTGATATTTAACTTTGCCATCAGGTTTTAACTGACGTTTAGCTACACGTGCCCCTTTCAAACATTCAGACATTGAAGTTTGGATACGTGCTTCTTTAATCTCTCCGTTAATAATCATAAGTAGGGCTATAACTAACTCTGGCATTAATGACTCCCATTAGCTCTAACTTTATCTTTTAATATTTCAATATCAGCCAGTGCTTTATCTAATTGTTCTCTTAAAAATTCTATGTTAACTTTGTTAGTCATGTTCATCTCTTGAGTCTCTTCCATTTTTTCAACAGACTTGTACAAATCCTCAATTAAAAAATGTTGTTCTTGGTCTGTAGGAATTTGTTCGGACTTTTTAAGCAAATCATTTTCAAACAACTCACGTGATGTCTCTAACGATACTAACCTTGCAGTCAACTCGGTGTATGCAAACACGCCAGCTGCGACTAGCAGAATTAAGCTAGCAACCGTCTTCATCGGCATCTGTACAGCCGCTTCTTCAGATATATTTAAAGGTTTTTTACTCATTTTTTCTTCCTACCCATGTAATGATCTCCAGGTTCATAGTCCCATCGTTTACCATGATGCCCTCTTATATCTGCCCACCACATTCTTAATTTTACTATCCATTTACGTACAGGTCTAGGCATCTTTTTTCTTTTTTTTACATTTGCACCTAGGTGCAAATAAACCATTTATCCAACCTGTAAATTTATCCAAGAAACCACAACATCTATATATAAACTTGTCTATCATTTAGGTTGATTCCAATTAATAGGTTTTTTCTTAGGTAGTATGACTTCTTTTTTTATTTCTTCATCTACCTTATTAAATTCTTTTGTAGTCTGAGCTTCTTCTTTTATTCTTTTTTTCTCTGCTAATGCTGCATCTTTTGCTATTTTCTTTTCTTTTTTATCTCTAGCCTTCATACGTTTTATATATATGTCATAGTCTGGTCTTTCATTATCATACTTAGACCAAAGTTTTTCTGCTTCTTTACCAATCTTACCATCTATAGGACAGGGTGTTCCTGCCTGTATCATAGATTCAAATACTCTTTCGTCTTGACAAAGTATTGCAACCGCTGCAACTTTCATTCCAAAGTCATTTAGTATTCTTGCTAATTTTAATCTCTCACAATTTTTATCTATGAAATGTTTCCCGCCGCTAATTCCTAGTCCAAATGTCTGTACACCTAGTGATCCACCTACAGCACAGACATCTTGTGTCATAGAATTATAAGATGGTGCACTAGAGCTTGGTGGTGCTGATCTTATGTTTGAATTTGTTGTACTATTTGTTGTGCTATTAGAACTTGATCCTGATTGATATGTTGTGGTTGCGGTAGATGTATAGCCACCTTCAATCGCTGTGTTAGAACCAGATGTGTTTGTTTGTGTCGAACCTGGATAAGCTGGACCCATCCATGCTAGTAAACATAATAGAATAATTAATATCCCTGTAAAATAATAGTTCATCTTGTCCCCTATCATTTGTCGTATTCGACCTCGTTTTCCCATGTTTTATCTTCATCTCTTGTGCATTCACAATGTTTACACGTACAGACACCATATTCATCAGAGTGTAATTCCATAACACAATGACAATCATGGTTACATTTATTACACTTAGCCATATTATTTAAAAAATCTGTCTTTAATTCTTTTAATTGGTCTTAAAATCCATTTTCTTATAAACGCTTTAATCATTTTTCTTCTCCTCTATTTCGTAGAAAAATTTATCGGTATCTTCTGTTATCCATTTACCAGAATCTTCTACGTTCCACTCGTTTGTTTGTACCTTCCAATCAGGAATATTATCTTTCACAGTGAAAGAAGGTAAATCCCATATAATTCTATTGTTAGGTTGTGCTGCAAAATTGCCATCGTCCAATGCAATTATGTGAGCGCACTTATGTTCGTGCGGTATTTCGGAATGCTCCGTGTCTAGTATATTACTATCTGGATGTGCAAAGTCAATGGTAAAGAGATAGTTGCCGTGATGCCATTTTTTATCCTTACCTATGTACTTACCGTGTTGTCCACTTAAAATATCATAATCAGTAACAGCAGGGTAATAACTAAAAGAATTCCAAAGTTGTAGTTCATCAAGTCTTTTAGTGGGAACAGCTGATGGTTCATAACCACGTTGAATAAAAGCCGTAATTGGGAGACGATAAAAAACTGCGCCGTTTTCCATAATAGCATGCCATAAGATAGCACGACCTGTAAGACAAGCAATGCCAAAGATAATACAGTCTTCAACTTCTCCGTGATGTTTTTTACAATCATATAAATACTCCCTTCTTATTTGTGCGTAGATTGGTGGTATGTTTGCATTTAAATAAGCCATAATAATTATCCATTTATTTCCCCCCAATTGTTTCCTGACTCATAGTCTACTTTATTAGGGATTTTTAACTTAACACTGTTTTCCATAATCTCAATAATTTTTTTAGCTTGATCCTCTGACTCTACAGAAATATCTAATTCATCATGTATTTGTATGTGTGGCACAATACCTTCTCGGTATAAATCCAACATAGACTGTTTAGTCATATCTGCAGCCGATCCTTGTATCAATTTATTTAATGCTTTGTATGTAAACGCTCTTCTTATATTTGCTTTTGTAGCTTCAGGGTATTTTTTAAAATATGCAGCTTCAGCATCTGGTTTACTCATAGGAGGTGTAAATTTACCTGCGTTCCACTCTGCTATCTCCCATTTATTAAATCTACATTTCCTACCGCCAAATGTTTTTATATAACCAAACGCAGATCCGTCTCTTGATATTGAATCCATAAGATCTTTTACAAATGGCACACTATCATGATACTTGTTAAATAGTTTTGTAGCCTCATCTTTTGTAGATAAACCTAGTTCTGCTTGTAACTTTGCTTTACCCATGCCATAGAACAATCCAAGGTTGATTGTTTTAGCTTGTGTTCTAGATATGTTAGCCATATCTGCAACAGTTTGGTGGAAATCTACAGTATTGTTTTGAAATCTTTCTACTATCTCTGTAACTTCCTCATCACCTTTAAATTTTGTAGCTGCGTAATGCACAACTAATCTTGGTTCTTGCTGTGAGTAATCAAAGCATCCCCACTTATGATTATTCTCTGGTATAAATAATGATCTGATCATAGGTCCTAGTTGCTTGTTTCTCGCTGGTATTTGTTGGAGGTTCGGATTGGAGTATGAAAATCTACCAGTTACAGTGCCTCCACTATCACCTCTGATAGGATTTATATCTGCATGTATTCTACCTTTATGTTGGTACTTGATAATCGTATCTATAAATGTAGTATGAGCTTTGTTAATTTCTCTAGCTTTTGCTATCTTATTAACAATAGGATGTTTATGTTCTTGAAGAAAATTTTTAGTAAAGGAAGGTGCTTTTGATTTTGCAGTTCTTGCGTAAGGTAAATCTAGTTTATCAAAAACTTTGGCAATACTTCTTGCAGCCCATATTTGAGGTTCTAGGCCTGTTTCTTTTTTTACTTCTAGGAGTAAGCTTTCTTCTTGTGATGCTAATTGTTGCTTCAGTTTATGAGCTGCTTCAACGTCTACGCGTACTCCCTTAAACTTCATATCTATAAGACAAGGAAACAATTGTGTCTCAAGGTCAAATACTTTTGTAAGATCCTGTGATTTAATCTCAACAGATAGTTTTTTAAATAAAGCTAATGTTAGTTCTGCATCTTTTTCTGCATAAGAACCTACATACATTGCAGGTAGTTTCCACATCTCAGACTTTGCATCTATGCCAGCTTTGTCAGCTGCTGCTCTTAACGCTGTTTCATCTTTTACTTGTCCAAGATAATCTATTGATAAACTATTAAGTGAATACCATAATCTATTCTCATCTACTAATGATGCCATGACCATTGTGTCAACAATGTGACCATTTATTTGTACACCATATGCTCTTAACCAACACACATCATACATCGCATTATGAAACAGTTTAACATTTGGTAATGCACACACTTCTTTTATCCATCGCATTACTACAGCTTCATCAAAAAAATTTCCTTCTTTGTGACCAAAAGAATAATATCCAGACCAACCTTCAACAGCTACAGCAATACCTACAATCTCGCCTTGATTTATTAATGCACCAGATCCTTTTGATTTTAGATTAGGGTCTCTTGTTTCTAAATCGATTGCTATATATTTATAATCCTTAAGATCAGGAAAAGATTCTGGACTTATCCATTCAATTTGTGCTTCAAACATTAGCTATAATCTCTTTCTAATATCATCTCTAAATAATGTATTGCCTTTTCAATATCTTTTGCTTTACCTTTATTTTGATGTCTGCAGATATACTTTATAGCATTCCCTTCCGCAAACAAGAGTTTATTTTCATTGATAAACTCTGCAGGTTGAATACGCATATTTTGGTAGTGTTTCCCACCGACCTGCTCTTCTAATGATTTATAAGTTGTTCCTTTGAACATGTCTTTGTCTGTCATACTATGGGTCCTCCTATTGTGTAATAGTAATCTGATGTTGGTTGCATTACGTATAAATTTTCTTTTGCTCTTGTTGTGCCTACATAAAATAATCTATGTTCAGCATCTGGGTTTTCATATGCACTACGATAAATAAATTCGTCCTGTCCCTCTGTTCCATAATCCGTAAACATACATACATTTTCACATTCTTTACCTTTTGATCCATGTAAAGTTAATAATTGTATTTTTGATTTTTCCATTAATGTATCTCCTCTTTCTAATAGTGTTTCCATATATTCTTTGGTGTCTTCTGGAAAATCTAATTGTTTCCAATCGCCATCTATTAATAAACCGTGTTCACTTTTTAATTTATCTAAATCAACACTCGTCTCACGTTGTATAGTCTTACCATTAGAATAGCCTCTACGAACATGTCCTTTTTTTACTAATAAAAAGTTATAGAGCCTTTCAGCTTCTTCAGGAGAAACAAAAGCTCCTTGATTTAATCTTGTCCAAACTTGATAGGCTTCTAGTATAGAGTTAGGTAAATATTTATTTGTTTTACCTGTAAACCTTACCCCTAAGAAATAAAAGTGCTCTGAAATATTTTGTAATAATTTATTAGTTCTAGCTAATATCATCCATTGTCCTTTGGAAAAATCTATCTCATCTAATGTGTGGTTAGGATAAACCATGCCCTCTGCATCTCTTGGTATCCACTTCTTATCTATCCTACTTGTAAGTTGGTTTAATATTTTAACAGCTTCTCGATGCACGCTTTTCGGTACACGACGAGATACCTCTTGGTCATCTCTTTCACCCTCTTGTTTCATAAAATAATCAGGATCTGCACCTTGAAACCCATAGATAGTTTGGTCATCATCACCAGCCATATATGCTCTTTTACATTTTGATTTTATATAATCAAAACATTTCCATTGATGAGGACTTAAGTCTTGGGCTTCATCGAGGAAGACAGCATCGAGTGGA